CAACTCCCACACCTGCCATCCTTTTTGCATCTCCTGACCTTAAATCTGCCAATAAGTCACGTCCTGTTCTCAGTCCATAATCACGTTTAGCAAGTTCCCATGCACCCTTATCCTGATTTTCTGGGCTAAAATCCTTCAAATTATGTTGCTGAGCCATAACGTCCCAAGTTGACCCCAAGAACTGATAACGCCCCGAGGCGGATGAAGTCTTACCCTTGTTAGGCCCACTACGGATCGGCACATCTATACGTGGATGATCACTGTATTCACTAAAACGACGACCACCATAAATTACGTTATAACCCGGTGACTCTGTGCCTGCGATAGTGTCCAGCAAAGCACGAGCTTCGGGAGGCAGACTCATGTTGACTGCCTGCCCTTGATTCCTCCCTTTATCAGTTTTGGTCTTTCCAATGATATAATCTAAAGGCTGCGATGCTCCAACTCCTGTATCTAAACCACTAGCAGCACTCAATATCGCGCCTGACACCTGTTGCGCGGATGCTAATAAACCCGACCACTGTGTATGCCACTGGCGGAAAAATGCGCCAATTTCTGGGAATAAATCGCCACGAATTGACCAATCACGCTGCGTCCAATCTTTCCATGCTTGCTCGATCCACTCATCAATACGCGGAGAAGGCAAGGTCCAATCGCGTTGTCTCCAATCTAAAATAGCCCGATCAATCCACAACCCAACATAATCGGCGTTCACTCCCGACCAGCGAGGACTTGATTCCCCTTGCAAAGCCATCAAACCTGATTGACCCACCCCCCCCAACGGAGTGACAAACCCTTCTTCGCTGCCCATCATCAAGTACTGCCTGCCGAATACATTCAATAACTCCGGCATACCCTGCTCATTGACTTCATACATCTTGCCCGGTAACACTGGGCCACCTAAAGCGCGTTGGCCTGCAACCACAGGGCTACTTGGCTTTTTTTCATCATCATCATCACCAAATAGCTTTCGCCCCAAACGGGCACCTGCTTCATAAAAACCAACATCTAAAACATCAACGGTAGACTCTAATACCTGATCCGTACCACCTTTAAAGAATTGCCCCGTTTTGTCCAACAAGGCATCCCATTGGCGGCCAACGGCCTCTATCTTTTTCGCCGAAGTATCAACTGCTGCCTGAAAGTCCTCCATGAGCACATCTTTTTTAATACCCTCAGTTAATGCCCTGTCCTTCACTTCCTTGTATTTAGCTTCATTTTGTAAGGCAGCACGCACAAAACTCATAGCTTGCATGTCTTGGAATAATTGCCCCAAAGCACCTGCTTCAGATAACGTTCCAAGAGCTTTCTGCAACTCATCATCATTTTTAGCTAAACGTATATTTTCCAATTCAGCCTTTAAACCGGCGGACTGCATGTACTGCTTAACAACATTAACCATGCCCTCGATAGGAGAAAAACCTTTGGCAACTTCAGCTTTCAATAATGCCTGTAAATCCTCACCTTTTACGCCTGCTTTTTTATCACTTTCGGTTAATTTGCGGCCAAGCGCAAAATTTACACCCGCAAAATCTTTGGCAGTATCCGGTGCAGTCAACTTCATTAGGAAGTTGCGCATATTATTGGCAGCCTCATCGTTAGTACCTGCCCCCAAACGCGCCACCTGCAAATACGCAGAGGCTGAAGCCAAGCCTTCCAAGCCCTTCACACCTAAGTTCTCAAACATAGAACCTAGATCATTCATCCATTTAGCTTGATCTTTAAGCTCAAACTGCCCTTCTTTACCGCCAATTGCCATGACATTGATGGCTTTTTTCATATCTTCAGCCGACACGCCAAATTTACGACTGACCGTAAACTGCAGATTGGCCATGTCCGTAATATCGGCATTCCAAGCACTGGCTGATTGAGCAGCATTCGCGGTGTAGCGCTGAAACTCATTCAAATCAGTAACACCATTAGCCGCCAAAGCGCCTAAGGCCTCATTAATTTTTTCCTGCTTTTGGTAGTAATCAATCGACGCATCGCTAGCAAAATTACGTAAAGCATCCTCTTTCTCAGTCTGCGCAAATCCAGCCGTAATCGCCACATCCCGAATCGCTTTTTCATTTTCAGCAGCCGTACTCACCGGAGCTGCGACAAATCGACCAACCTCACTGATGGTACTACTAATAATACCCATACCTGCTTCAACATTTCGTACAGCCTCCCCTCTTGCACGGCGGCGTTCGGCATCTTGCTGTGCTTGCCGCTCATCTATCGTGCGAGCATTCTCTAACCGATTATAGTCTCTCGTAGTTTGCTCCAAGGCCTCAGAGGCTCTTCTTGCTTCCTCAGCTAAGTTACTCATATTGACGCCAGAACGCTCAAGCGCTTCTTGCTGCTGCTTTAATTTTTTTTTCTGATTTTCCAGCGACTGGTTTAGATGCTCAACCTGATCGTCCATCGCTTTAATATCTGCTTTGGTTTGCTCAACATTGGTTTTTGTTTTACGTAATTCTTCTTGATACTGAGAATAAATTGACGTTTGTTCAACTAACTTTTGCCCTAGACCTACAATATTTGATTCAGTTGCAGCCAAGTTTTGCTGTAACTTACCCAATCCTTCTGTTGAACCATTAGCTATTTTTTCTGATATTTCTTTACGCAGTTTTTCTGCCTTATCTTTGGCAGAACTTAAAGCACGTTCGGTTTTTTTAATAGCTGCCTCAGCATCCCTTGAATTGCGCAACAACTCCTGCTGGCGTTGCAATGATTGACGTAGAGCCTCACTACGCTCCTGTGCCTTTTTCAGAGCTGCGGTGGTCTTATTAATACCTGCAGTTGACATCTCAAAGCGACTTAACAAAGATTGCTTTTGCTTAAGATCATGCATCTGCTTCCCCGTCTCGGCAAGACGCCGATCCGCCAAAGAGAAAACACTGTTAAAGCGAGGGTCAACGTCACCACTAATTAGTATTTTAAGGGCTTGCTGGGCAGCTTGACTCATGTTTTAGCTCCATGCAGTTTGTTATAGGCAGCAACAGCACGGTTGCGCCAATCAATCAAATCGTCAAAGCTGGTGCAATGCCGCTCAAAATCAAAGCCACCACCCCAAACCATCATAATATCTACCATCAGGTTGCGGCTGTCAGTGACCCCGATGAGCGTCTCTCGGTAAAAAAACGTTTGAAGACCCCTGCAGCTTCAGTCAGTACTGGCAAATCCAAATCATAGACACGATCCCCCAGTGAGGGTGACGAGCTACGTTTGAGCATCTCCAACACCACACCAATATCAGCCATGCCCACATCCACTAAGTTAATTCCCGAACACTCAATTGGTCGTAATTTACGCAAATACAATTGCTCAATGACCTTACCATCTAACGTTAGAGGCGTACCATCATGTAACAAAGGATCAACTAGCCGATAGCTATTACTGCCCTCGTAACCAGATACTGGTTTTTCTTTTTGCGTATCAACTGGCTGAGCAGAAATACCATCATTGGGTGCTGCCACCGGCTCTGAGTACACTCTGTTGTCTTTTGACATACCTTATCCCCTACAAACCAGCATTAGCACGATGTGGAGCCATCAAATCCACGCCATTGACAATCACAATATGATTATTACGATCTATCTCATAAATCAAACTACCACCAATCTCCAGCTTGTAATAGCGAATAGACCCGACCTTAAACGTGCGTTTTTCAAAACGACCCGGCTTAATCTCCGCACCAGGCACTTCTGTAAGAACCCCTTCAATAATCACTTTATAGCTGCTTGCCTCGCAGTTTGGTGTATCAAATGAGGCCATCCCAATCAAGCGCTTAGTTTTACCGCTACACAAGCCCACCAATTTGAGTGCTTCGGGTGAAAACCCGGACAAGCTAATCTCAGCAGACAGCGCATTGAGACCAGTAATCTGATCAATGCCAATGTATGAGTTTTCATCAGCTTCTGTCTTAAACGCAATCGACGGCTCTTTAAACGTACCACGCCCAACGTAAGTGTTATCCGCCAGTGAAAACTGGAGTAACTTGATGACATCATGCAGCATTTGCAAAAACCTCCTCGACATAAGTTTGATTAATTTTGCGAATTAATTGCACATGCTCAGCAATGCCAAAGCGACCATAGTCGAAGGTAAAATATGCATGCCCAGCGTCCATCTCATCTGCCGTATTCAAGCTTTTATCAAACCAGCACTTACCCCCTGCAATCGCCTGCACCACAGGACTAGCTAGATGACGCAGATACGCATTAATATCTTCTGTCACGCCTGCGGCATACATTGGTGTAATCCGTTTATCCACAATACGTAAATTAGCCTGCAACAATGCCTCACAGACCATATCATCTAAGCGCACATGCGCCCGATAACGCCATATACTGGTAGGATCGGCAGTTCTATTCCCCCACAAGCGGAAACCCTCATCAAAAATGACCGTCCCAACACCTTTCTCATTAAGCAAATTCGACAAAGTATTGCGCTTGTCACGTCCATAACCAACCGACTTAGAAATGCCATCAATGAGTAACATTGGAGTATTCGATGAAGAATCGTAATAATTGGTCTGTGACTCAACTACAGCCCACGGAATTGACATTGGCACACTTTGTAAACGGGCAGTCACCGAATCATACATACTTACAAACGGCCAAAGCGGATTAGCACGCTTGTGGGTCAAGCGTTCGGCGTAGTCTAAGGCTTGCACATAAGTGTCTGTTTCACCCGCAGGCGCATCCGCAAACACGATCCCCCGCAAATTGTCACCGACACTAATTAAAGTATCTGCCACTTGCTCGATGTGTGAAAACCAAGGAGCAATTAGAATACGCGGCACGATTTTGGCACGAGCAGGCGCATCCAATAAAGCATACGCACCAGTGCTAAAACCCATCGTGACATTAGACCCGACCAAATTTGCCAATTGCGTATCTGCATCAGCAGATGCCTCCACCCGCACGACGACCACCATCGGGGTTGCAATACGAAACATCAAGCGCAATGCCAAGGGCAGGCTTCCCGTTTCTCCCAATGCTGCAATATCACTAGCTAAACCCGGAATGAGCACCGGTGTATTCAAGGGGAACTTGTCACTATTCGCACCGGGCGCTGTACCCAAAATACCAATAACGCCCGCACGAGGTGTTTCAATAATGGAATAACCATTGTCAACCCCAATAACCTCAATACCATGCAAAAATTGATCAGACATTTACTTTACCCTCATTCCGCAAAATCCGCGCCTTATCCTCAGCCGTGAGGCCAATGTAAGGGATGGCGATACACGCATCTAAAATCTGCGCCACGAGCGGATCGTTGAGATTAATAGTCGACGCGCTATTGATCCACGCCTTGGCCGCTCTGAACATCCCCAGCAACTGGATGTCCTGCGCAGTTGCAGTACCTGCCGCGAATTTCGCGGACAGTCCGGTTTCAGCGACCTCCATTGCGCCGTAGGTTTGCAGCGTCAGCAGTTCTCGCAAGAAACGAGTGGTAGGAACGACCGATAAATCCACACTTTGCACGGGATCATTAGCCGCATCCGTCGTAACAATGGGCGTTTGCCAGCTTCCATTGACTACCCGCTGATCAACACTCGCGCGGGTTAGCACGTTTAAACAGCCATCAGGCTGCTCTGTCGCTACAATAAATTCACCCGATTCATTTTCATAGATGGCTTCTCCTGCACTTTGATCTGCTATTGCAGCATGTTGCTGCAACTCTGGCTGACTAGCCCAATATGTTAATGCACGTGTTTGTTTATTAATTGCAATAATCATTTATTTATGCCACCTTGTTTAGTATCAGGTTATAAGTCATTGGCCCCCAATCCGTGCCATAGTACGCAGTCCCCGAATAACGAGTCGCCACAGCCGCTGCTGCATTACTATTCGCTGCTGCTGCATTACTATTCGCCGCCGCCGCGTTATCACGCGCTGCGATAGCAATGTTACGAATGTCATCTAACAACGCGCGGATTTGCGGCAATGACCACGCATTCCCTCCATGAACTGCCGCATGAACCCATGCCCGAGCATCAATAGCATGCCAAGCATTATCCCGCGCAGTCGCTGCGGCGGCATTAGCAGCGTTAGCCTGTCCATACACATCCTCGACTCGGTTACGAATAGCGACCCGACCCCATGTTGCTTCATCACGCGCCGCCACTTGGCCGTAATTACCATGTCCCCATGTGTAATTGTTAAATAGAGCATCCATCTGTGTGCGTAATGCAACACGTCCGTAACTGGCTTCATTACGTGCTCCCACTAACCCGTAATACCCATCACCCCAGATAGAGCTGAGCGTTCCTTCTACTGAATCGGTATACCCTGCAATAGTCGCCAACGATCCTTCGACTGAATCGGTATAAGCTTTAACGGTCGCTAAATTAGTGAGCACTTCATCCAATTTGGCTTTTAAAGCCGCATTGCCGGACGTACCATTTTCGAGCATCGCCTTCGCGCTTTCAGCCGCTGTCTTCGCGGCCGCAGCGGCAGTATTCGCCGCCGTTGCTTGGGTCGCGGCGGTACTTGCATTCGTACCGACGGTGGTTAGTTTATTATCAGCACTCGCTGCGCTGGTGCGGGCATGTGCCGCATCATCTTCGAGCTGGGTCGGGTCATAGCCTGCTGGGAATAAATCAGCCATTACAACCACTCCCCATTTTTATAAGTAAAGCGGCGGTTAACATTCGCGTTATAGCTATGCGTCCCTGCCGGTATGTCTTGCACCGGATGACCAAATACAAGGATAGCCGGTTGTGCAGTCATATCACCATCTCTCACGAACTCCACCCAATCCCCGTCTTGCAAACCAGCCGAGGGCATGGTGACCTGAGCACCCGCTGGCAGGAAATAGCGGACATTTTTTGCTAATAGGCCGCTCACCGGCAAAGGCAAGGTATCATCCGCTGCCGCTGCCATTTGCTGTACGGCCTGCATATCGGCATCAATCTCCGTGATCGCTTCCGCAATGCGGGTTGCATCCTCGGCCATGATGTTTTCGGGATGTGGCAAGGGATAGCCACGGTTTGCTGTGTCGTTATTCGGCATCGGTTGTCATTAGCCTCAGTTTGCGGATTTTTGGACGATCAGCCGCTGAGCCGGTGAGCGTTAATCTCACTCGCACTTCGTCACTACTGACCGGAGTTTTTAAATAAGTACGCTCTACCCAGTTATCGCCCACTGGCTCACCTTCAGCGAGCGGAATCACCGTCCAAATGCCATTGATTTCCAATTCAACGGTGACGCCCGACTGGCCGGGCAAGAGCGCTTCAAAGCGCAGCACGACGCGAGCGTTCACACCACAGGGTATAGCCCGGGAAATATACGTGCCTGAGCTACGCAGTTTGCCCGCCAACAGTTGTACCCCCGGATACAGCACTGGACTGTTACGCTCAGAGCCTGTTAGCTCCACGCTCACAGCTTGCTGACCCACCAAAGCAACGGGCAATGACAGCGGTGTACCCTCTTTAAGCGTCAGTGCCCCTACTTTAAAGCTCACTTCCGTACCCCCAGAGGTACGTTCCACGGTGGCTTTCAAGAGCAGATCGGTATAGCCGTTTAAATTCCGACTCCCCAAATTCACTACTTTAGTGGTGGGCGCAAATTTAGCCGCGAGCAAGCGGAAGGTCATATCGGCTAATTGATGAGGTGTCCATGTACTGGCATTCGCAGACGATAACAACACACCTACTTGATAGGGCTGAGCCGTAATCCAACCTCGCACCGGATCGAGCTTGCCGACTTCAGCCACTGCAATTGCATGCAGCGGGTCGTCGGTCAATACCACGAGTGCATATTCCCGATTTGCTTCTAACCACACCGGCTCCCAGCTAATGCGGGTCGCATCGGTTAGTGATAAGACTGAGGCAGGTATCCGCGCTTGAGCCAAGACGGTGCTATTCGGCAAGCCCGCCGTGGTTTCACGGATTTGCACCATTAGCGTTAAGCTGCCTTTTTGCTTACACCACAGATCGACTCCAGCCACATGCCGAGCGACGTTCAAGCGAAAGGTTTGAGCTAAGGGGTCAATGGTTTGATTGACATTACTGACATTCGTCACATTGGTGACGTTAGTCACGTTGGTAATATTGGTGATGTCGATGTTAGTAATATCAATATTGGTGATGTCGATATTGGTAATCTCCACCAAATCATTCCAATTGATCGTCGTATTGGTGGTTACACGGCGACGCTCCACAACATTAACGACGCCCGCGCCGGTATAACTAGCCACTCCATTGACCCGTTCACCCTTTACAGTCACTGCTCGCGTACCTGCAGGCACATTGGAAGGAATGGTGAACTTCCCGCGAATCATGCCATTGCTATCAGCGATTAAGGTCATAGCGACACTACCTCCACCGGAATATTATCAAAGCGGGTTTCAGTCAAGCGCTCACCCGGTGCGAATCCGCTGATACGAATCTCCACGTCACGAACCCGCAGCGTCTGTGCATCCAGCGTTTGTACCCGCGTGATTTCGGTGCGGGTATCGGTTAAGGTAGCCGAATTGCCCCCCGTACCGGAGCTGATAGTGACGGTTTCCGGCGATGTCCAATTGGAGGCTTCTTCTGTCCAGAAATCGACCGGAGGAATTAACGTGACCTCAGCCGGAATTGGCTCAAAGGCTTGATACGGATTGACCAGCATCATGCCAGTTTGAGCGAGCTGCTCTAATACCGACTCCAGTGTGTAATCCAAGAGCTTGGGCGTGCCCGTGAGATCAAACACATCGACATCAACCGCCAGTTGCAATTCCCCATTGACGATAGCTGCTGTCTGTTCCAAGCCTTGGTCACGCATGTCATCGTCAAGGAAAGGATCTACGAAAATCCCACGCTTGCTGGTGGGTTCTTTGGCAATTGCGTCGGTTTTTAAGCGCTCAATCGCCACCAAGTCATATAAGTCATAGATCCATTCGCGCATATTGCGCAAATCATCCATAGCGACCACTTGTACCGAATCATTCTTAACCGTCGGGCCAGCCATCCAATTCTGATAAATCGTGGCTAGCTTGATTTGTACCGTCGGCGGGGTGGGGACTGGTGCGCGATAGGCGTGCGGTATACCGTTTAATTTACGTACCAGCCCATGCTTGTCTAAAGTCAGAATATCAATACGCGGTAACGCCCATTCATAATCGACTAACACCAACGTCCCTGGTACTGCACCGGCGACACTGAAACCTGTGCTATCCACACCTGTGGGCTGCACTTTGCGCTGATGCCGATAAGTGACGGTATACGTACTGCCCGGCGAGGGTTCTGCCCCGCTCAGCGTCCAATCCACCAACGCGCCTGTGAGGGTGTAATCAATACCCACTTGATACGTCGTTGAGCCTTGCTTGACGCTGCGAATCTCTAAGACAGCGGTATCGGGCAAGGGGTCACGCACCCCGGAATACGCCCCATGCGTGAGGCTCACCGTTTTCTCTTCGGTGATCTCCAAGTCAACGACCCGCACCAGCGGCGCTTGGTGTGTATTAATCCGCATCTGCCCATTAGCCGCAGGCGTAAACAAACTGGGTTCACTTTCGACCAATTGTAAATCACGATTGAGCGGATACTTCAAACGCAAGGCATAAGGTAATTCAACCTCATAACCATTTACATGCGCCTTGCCAGCAGCCAAGGAATAAACTTGATGCAGTACAGGCACAGCATCAATCAGTACCGATTCTTCGCCCAGATAAGTGAGTGCTAAGCCGTGCACCACATACGAGCCATTTGACTCACGATCATAACGAGCCACGACTTCATAAATACCGTCAAACTCAGGGGCGGGTCGATTATCTCTAACTACCCCATCCACCACGGTATACACGCCATAGAAGCCATCACCGCCACCAAAGCCCCATTCCAAGTGCGCCAACAAGCGGGCGGCTCCCGGCTCTCCATAGTTGCGGGTATCGGGTGCAGGGTCGCGTAATGCCGGATTTTGTAGTTCGGTTTCTAAGCGTTCGCGTAAGAAAACGCCCACTATCACTGTCCCTACCACCGGAATCGTGAAACTGGCCGCACCCACTTCACGCACTCGGCCACGGATATAGATTTTTCCGGCGGTTAAGGTCGTGAATCCACTGTCTTTATTGACATTGATATCAGCCCCCACTACACGATTACCGTCGCTGAGGATCGAGTCACCAATCCCTTTGAGGGCATCTGCTGCTATTTTTTGCTGCTCGTTTAGCTCAGCCGACTGCAAGGCATGGCTGGCCCGGTACTGAATTTCTTCCCAGTTTCGGGTATCACGAATATAGGATTTAGGGACGCGCATCAGAAAATCACCACAAATTCAAAGACCGCCCGTACAGTCGAGTCAAAGGGCATAGGCTTACGGCGCTCTGACAGGAGTAAGCGACCGCGTGCTTGCATCTGTGCGGGCGTGAACCATGTTTGCGCGACGGGCAAGTTTGCTACCGTGGCAGCATCCACATACACATGCCATTCGCGTAAATCGGCTGTGCCACCATCGGCATAATCCAAATCAAATTTGTAATACAGGTAATTCGTCGGGCTTTCGCTGTAGTTATACTTGCCGGTGGGCAGCACGATCTCACCTGTTTCGTCAGGCGTAACATAGCTCACCTGCTTCGCTGCTTTGTAGCCCACTGGGGCAACTAACTCTAGTAAGCTGGCCGGTGGTGGAGGTGGTTGATCACCCCAAGTAAGCTCCCCTGTTCCTAAACCTAAAAAGCTGGGGCGGTTTTTGATGGCTTCGGCGAGTAAGACCCGTCCGTCATTGACTAACACTGCACTCATGCGGCATCACTCGCTATTAAAATATCAATTGTCCATGCGTGTCGCGTCCATGTGTTTTGACGCCACGGTGGGGTATAAGGAGCAGATACGCTACCATTCACATGGCTCGTTCCCGTCGCCACTGAGCGCTCAAACTGCATAGTTTGAGAATGGTTTAAGAAGCTGTTAAGACCTCCCGTCTGCGCAGCCGGTGAAGGAATGCTAGTGCTATGATGGAGCTTCACCCCTGCCCCGCTGGTCATGCGCGTCGCATTCCAAGGTTGTTGTTGCCAGCGGTCTTGTAGCCATGTTGTTAAAGGCAAATACCGTAGAGCTTGAGCAAACAACAAAGTGACATAGGCAGGATGGTTCGGTAGTGCTAACTCGCCGAATACAGCATCTTCATCCAACAGGGGCGCATTGATAAACTTGGCCTCTGCGCCAAAAATGAGCCAATGAGACTCTTCCTCGACGTCCATCGGCTCTTGCACACTCGTTTTTATCCGATGGCAAAAGCTCAACACCAGCCCGTTATATTCGGGTGGGCGTATACCACTGTAATCGTCGAGTAAATCCCCCCAGCGTGAAGCATCCAAGATAAAGCGCCGCCGATCACAGCCGTGATACAAACGCTTGAGTTTAGTACGAGCAGGTGTGCTCATATTCGTCAAGGCAATAATGCGCCGCAGTTGCTCAGCACTAGGCACGACCCCTGTATCTAGTTGCAATTCATTCCAATGCACACCGGGAATTTCGTCTTCCACTTTATCAGGATCAACCCCGATCCAAGCCAAGGCGCGGCGAATCCCTGCCTCTGTGCCCCGTTCTTTCTGCCATAGCAGGCCATCACGGATGACCACTCGCAGGTTCGGCAAGTACGGCACGATAGCTGTGAGGCCGTATTCCCAGACTAAGTAAGGCAGCAGGATATCAGGTGGGTCAAGCTTGATGCCGCGCAACTGCCGAATTGACACATCCAAATCAGTAGGCGGAATAATAGTGCATTCAAGCGCCTCCAAAAAACGGGTTCGGCTGGAATTAAGAGGTAAAAGACTCCGACAGGGAGCTACCATGACACACCCTTGTCCAGTAATCTGAAGTTGCGTAGATACGCACATTGATTGCGCTCAATCACCACATCATGCTTCAATGAAAGTTCAGATTTCTTAACTCCATCTTGCTGTAAAACGGCTGAAAACCAAGAAGGTGACACATCCCAACCTAGCCCACGTGACTGATCAAATGCCAATGGCACACTAGTTTCTAAACGCTCAATCACCCCAGGAATTGCACTTGGCGTCTTCCAGATTGATGCATCAATATCAATCGGAACTAGATCCACGGACTGCACAACAATAGTGTCATTAATCAACCGAACCTTAGGACTGATTAAATGATTAAAAACCTGCATTAAAAATGCATCAGAAGGCTGACCATTACCCTCGTTGGTCATAATGGAAATATAAATCCAGCCTTTCTTGTCAATTTCCTGTGTATCTGGCACATCAACCAGAACATCACGTACTGAAGTCGACAACCCCCTTACCTGAGACTCATAGTATTCATGCGTTCCGGGTGACCAACCACGAATACTAAGCTGCACTCGACCTCTAAACGCATCATCCGCTTCACCCTCTAAACGCCGTACATCGTAAAAAGCCGCCAAATGGTCCAAATCAGATCCGCGTGCATATAAAAGTAGATTTGATTCAACCGCCTCATTAATGGCCTGCATTTGGAATTGGTAACGATAAGCGCCCGTAGAAAGCACCTGATAAACCGGATCAGAAGGCAACGGCATGCTATAGCTAGGTTCATTACCCCCTAACGGATCCTGCATGCGCAATTGCAAAGCTGCTAACAGTCGAGATAACTCTGCTTGTAGAGCTAGTGGCTTAAAAACTTGCGGGGCTGCTAAAGTAGGCAAACTCATAATGTCAACTCCACATCATGGCCCAACCAGCTTCCCCCAATATCAACCCCCAACACACCCTCTGTTCTGTGTGTTACCCGCAAACGCTCTAGAATAAAATCAGGCACACCTGAGTATCGACTGGACAATGCATCAGCAATTTCTGCAAACCACAACGCCACAACATCGGGACGTAGCGTTTTGTCAATCAGATCAGGCACGTCGGAACCACGCTCACGAATTAATACCTGTGCTGCTTTGCGAGTAGTCAAAGCATCCGCCAAGCGCTGACGTAAATAATTCAACCCTCTCAATAGCTTGCCTGTATTACAATCCATTCCGCATAAATTACGCAGCTCTATATCCGTCAAATTACCTAATTCAACTAGACTGGCAGTGCCTTGCACACTAACCACACCTGCAAATCCTAATTCAGCATCAGTGCGGTACTTAAATAAATTTTCTAACAACCGCAGATGGTCATCACGAAGTAGCTGCTGGCCTTCCTTCAAATCACCAACTTCATCAGCAAGCTGCAGCAGATGTGCATTTAATTGTTCGACTGCTGTATCCATGATATTGCTCGGATGGTTTCAAGGAAGGAAGCATCTATTTGATACTCCCCAACTAATGCTTAAGGTGCGGCAGTCACCACACCATCCCCCGCTGCGGCAGCAATACGCGCCTTGAGTGCAGTGGGTGTTAATAGTTGACTAATCTCACCAATCTCTTCGATTTTGGCTTTTAGCTTTGCCCATATTTCATCCAACGCGCCTTTAATGGTGGTGGCGGTCAGGCCTGATGCGTTCGAAGCGTCATAGCTAATATCGCCAGCGGTCAATACCACCGCGCCGACTTTGCCGTTCACAGACGCAACAAGGTCAGAGCGACCCACTGCGATCCACACATCACCGTCTGACATAATGGTATCACCGGGCAACACGGACACTGTGCCATTATTAATAGTCACCGAACCTTCGGCTGACACTTTGTAGATATTGCCTGCCTTGGTGACATCAGGCAGTGTTGGTAATGTATCGGTGCTTGGGTCAAAAAAGCCGACAAACTCTAAGCCCCCTTCTCGGAGGTATTCAGGGATAAACTCAGACTTCAGATAGCCCGTGTTAGGGTCAAATTTTGATTTTAATGCTGCAACATCGGCTTCCAGCGCCTGCACTTGAGCAGCTTGCCCGGTTAATGCATTGGCGAGCTTGGCTAGCGTGTCATAAGCACTATCAACACCATCGCGCAAATCGGCTTTAGCTTGCTCAAATAAAGCTGCAATAAAAGAGGCTGAGCGAGTCACGTTAGTCGCACTGTTTGGCGCGTTATCATCAATCACTGACGTTAAGTCAATATCAGCAAATTGCTGTTGCAACACATCAATGTCGGCCTCAGTCGCCGCTTTTGCTTCATACAAGTCGCCGACGTTATCTGCCAAAATATTTAAACTTTCGGTTACTTGCTCATAGGCCGTTGTCATGCCGTTATCCTCAATTTCAATTAGTAAAGGTTGAATGGCACTCGTTGTACCATCTGTTAACTCGATATCCAGCTCAAATACCCGATCCTGATTATGATCAAGTGGGAATTCCCAATCGGGGACTAGGCTGGACACCAGCACCCCGGCGGTTAAATTAAAATGAGCTGCATCAGCTCCACCGATCAAGCTGGCGGTTACACCTGCGGACAGTTGCAAATTGATTTGCAATAGAGCTTCTTCCATAGCCGCTACGTGCTTTGCGGGGAGGCGATAACCGTTCCACGGTTGGGCTGGCCAACCATCGGAACCCCACACAGGCAACGTTAAATTAATGCTTTGCATTAACATTCCTTGATATAAATTGGCTCTTCACAGCGCTGGACTCTTCCCAAGATCACGCCATTGGCGTCACCCCCCGAATCCAGCAAGAAAGCCACTTCATCGCCGGATTTATAAGCTGATGATTGCAGCATGTATTTCACCCTATTGATCTCGACATAAGCATTCGGCATTAAGCGCGGCATCCAATTGGTGCGGGCTTTATTTGCACCAAATACCACTCGATATAAATTGCGCTTTTGCTCAACAATGCGTCCAAATTTCAACACATTATGCAAACGACGTTCATTTTCGGTTTGCTGAAATTGACTCATGGCAATACCTGTTCCGGCTCTTCGGTAAACACCTGATAAAATATTTTCTGCACAGGTGCGGCAGCGGTAAATAAGGGGCTATCGCCTAAATAAACGACTTGATCAAACATCACCACAAACGAATCATAACCTGTTTGACCTTGCTTCCATCGCCCCGGCAAAGCATCCAACTCGTCAATTGACTCTACCGAGCCGCAGGGGTGTAGCTGGCTACTATTACCGAGCCAGCGCATCACCTCTGCTGCAAAATTACGTAGTTCTATTTGCAGATAAGGCGTTTGACTACCCAAGATACAGTGCACCAGCACACTACAACGTATGGCATCTCGACCATCACCTCGTTCATCACTCACACGTCCTAAGCGTTCAATCTCAAGGATCAGAGCCGGAGTATTGATTGTTAACCCAGCATCCAAGTCAGCGGTCTGTTCATTTAAATAAGCCTGTACAGTTTCCAGTGAGTCGCCAAAGTGTGCACGCAAACCATCCAACAAGATCTGCTGATAAAGTTCTAAGCTACTCACATCTAGACGAATCGAACTCATCGCACTCCATTTTTGCTTTGCAAATACCTGATGGCACGTTTCAGCTCTTGCGCGAGTTTCTCTTCGGCTTGATTCATGATCTCTTCAACAGACTGCCAAGCGTGCTGCTTAATAGAAACCCCCAGCTCAAGCACTGGAAATCGCTGCGAAGTGACACGCCGAAAAATACCTTTATGTCCACTACGCATACGCGCTAAAAAACCACCTTTCTCATAACGACGCGAAACGGTATACCCCCGGCCTGTAGGCTGCCCAACTCCAAATCGAAATAAATTCATTTGATAGATACCTGCCCACATCCGAGCTGCAGTACCTTGTTTACTTGCATTGTTGACACGTATCCTTGCACGCACAGCACGTAAAGTAATCTGTACACGCTCACTGTCGGTCAGTTCGCCTTGTAAATTACGGGTAAATTTAGACACTACCCAACGCAACGTTCGGTTTTCTGCCATGCGCAGTGCCTGCTGTAACTGTTTTGGCTCTAAACCTGTTAACTCTAACAAGCGACCAGGGTCATAATGCCCCGATTGATCATCTAATAAAGCCAAGGCATTGCGGCTAGAAACGCCAATCGTGGCTATCGCCATTTTCGACCTATCGTATCCATTGGATCTGACTGCTGTTCACGCAACTCCACTCGATATAAGGCACCGTCTGAAGGAAGAAATTCAGCCATTTCAAAACTAGGATGTGATTTACACAACACATGCACCTCTGCCCCTATTTCATAACTGCCATCGTTTCGATGTAGCCACAAGTAAGGTTGACGCATCAGTTGACGCATGCTTTTGCCCTGCAAGGTCTGTCCTTCTATCGATAGAATTTGCTCAACTGTGGGATAACTAAAAATACCCTTCAATACCTCACCATCAATCAATAGCCAATCACCTAGACGCTCAATCAAAGTGCGAGCACGAATACGGTCTAGTTGGTGATAATCAAGCACCGCTAACCAGCTAGCTTCACGGCGACAACTGCATCATTTGCTGCCGCACTGACCCAAACACGACCTGCAACAACATCACCAGCAGTCGAGGTCACACCCGTATCACCCCAATAGCACAGCGCACCTTGCACCAATACATCGCTAGTCTTGGGTAATAGAAAGACTCCAGTCAGTTGCACACTACCCAGCTCAGCAGCCGGGATATCAGACAATGCGACGCCCACACAATCAGCAAATACCACCACAGCACCCGATAAAACCGCCGAAGTGCTGGTGTTGAGGTAATCCATCACATTGCCTGGCTGCATATAATTATTAGCCATGATCAAACCCCTGCATTAAATTGAGCACCACGGTAGTCGATTGCACCGCAACCAACATCCAAACGGATCTTCATCTCAGCGCCCTCGGTGCGCCAACCGTCGATCACCTCAACATAAGGCTCTTCAACACCGTTCAAAAACAGCATTTCAATCACTGGAGCCACATTCGGATTTGCTAACAAGTAATAACCAGATTTCACCCGGCTAGAGGCGACAACCTCAGCCAGCCCCATAACACCATTAGGTTCAGCACGACTAGCTGCACCAGCGATAGGTTGATTTGGGGAAGTCATCCATTTAGTAGCTATCATCTTGTCAACACGAGGTACAAGTAAAAATGCTGGCTCGATCATCAGCTCCTGTTCGCCACCAATGTCTTTGTGCGTGCCCATTCGAACAGCCATTTTGTCCAGCGTAGCCTCACCCAGCGTACCAACATCTGCACCGGCTGCGATGTTGTTATGCTTAGCATGGAATAAAGGAAAACCGTCATTGAGCTTGGGATTAGCAACTAAGATAGAGTACGCCAAGGCTTCGAGCGTATTGGCTGCACTAGTACCTGCCCACCTAGCTGTATCCAACAAATAGCCTAGATCATCATTAATGATGGCCTCACGCGTGATACCGATAATGTTGCCTTTAGTGCGTGCCCGTAGCTTTTCTTTTTCGCCGTCTGGGATGGTTTTGTTTTTCAACTCGCCATTTTCCTTTACATCATCCAAGACACCGATTGAGCCAAGTCGCAACCGCTCAGAGTCACGGAAATCAGATACTTGGCCTACTTTGCACCAGCTACGCCATGTTGAAGGCACACGAGCGTACTCCAGCAATACAGCTTCAGAAATAGCGCGTTCTAGGATGACTGGGAAATCAGAG